GTTTGAGCTGATGGAACAAGTAACTAAGCTATCACTAGCGCACACAGGCTACACACACCAAGCGGCCCACAGTGCCTTTGATTCTAGATATACTAGCATTTGCATGGTATCTGCAGACACCCCTAAGCAAGCCCTAAAATGGCAAGCACTAGGCGCACACACGTTTAGAGTAGCACTAGCAGGCGACACCTTAGCGGCTAATGAGCTAGAGTGCCTAGCAGATAGCAAAGGTTTAACATGTAACGAGTGCGGCTTGTGCAATGGTAGTACAAAGAATATTGCAATCACTGTTCATGGCTCTAGAGCAAAGCGTTTCTCTAGCCGTCTAATCAATCTAACCGAGGTAGCATAATGATAGAAATAATGCTTGACATAGCAGCGGTATGCTTTACACTAGCCGTAATATTCCTTGCTCCCCTGATATACTATCTGGTAGTAGGTCAATTTAAGAGCCCCACGGCTACCGAACGGGCCCAGCGCGCTAAACTAACTAAACGTAATAAGGTGTTAAAATGAATAACAAGCAATTAATCGCTATATGCCGAGGATATGAGCGTGATAATAATCTTGTATGCGCCGAGGTGCTAGAGCAAATGTATATTGACTATTTCAATGATTATCTAACCACGGCACAAATGGCTGAGCATTCCGAGCTAGAGCTTAACACACTAGAGCATGCGCTGGAGCTAGGCCGCACCTACAACCACGAAACAAGGAATAAACTATGAGCACTAAACACAAGTATACACAAGAGCAACGGGACTTATTCAACATTCTACTAGATATGAATTATAGCGAGCCCTATATCACTATAGAGGATATCCAAAAAGCCACAGGTAGTTCAAAGCGTGAACTGGCGCCTGTACTTGGTGATCTAATCAGTAAAGGTAAAATACTAGCAGGCAACGAAGAAGCGCTAGGCACTGTTTTGCACACCTACACACCTATAGTATACCGAGGTCAAGCTTTTGGATATCCATTAGATACGTTCACTTACTCAGAATGGCAGTTGTTTGCTTTATGATAGCTTATCTGTGTGACGCGGCCTACATGCTGCTACTATTAGCAGTGTACACAAGCGCCGTGATGGGGGCAGTGGCTATAATAGGCGCTACTGTGGCAATATTATTAACATTATTAACTAAATAAAGGCTTGACCTATGAGCAAATGTATTGTTATACTACTTGACCTAATAATTGTATTATTCGCATTAACGTAAATAAATTAAAAGAGGGCTTGACAATGAGATGCAAAGCATGTAATATTATCCTAGGTGACTACGAATTGAGTCGTAAAGACAGTGAGACAGGAGAATTTCTAGATTTATGTAATAGGTGCTTGACAAGCGCTAGAGAAGGAGAGTATAATTACTCTATTGATTCAGCGGATCTAGACGTTAACGAAACAAAAGGCGATAGCCCTTGGTTACAAGAGTAGCTTGGGGCATAAAAAGAGGGCAGTAACAATGGCAGATTCAATAATATCTATAGATTTACAAGTGGGCTGTTTTGACACTGTAGAACTAGAAATAGAGGTACAATGGAGCCTTAACAGTCTAGGGGAAATGGACATAGACGACTTTTATGCTTATCATGTAGCAGTAGATGATAATGGACATAAATCGCATGAGCGTGTGCCCTATTGGATGCACAAGATTCTAGAGGAAGAATTATTAGAGTATCACGAAGAAATTGTAAATAAAATGGATTAGCCTATTGACAGGAAATCCTAAGTTTGGTATAATATACCTAAGAGAAGAAAAGAATATACTTTAAGAATAATCTATAAGAACATACTAAAGACACTTAAGACACTTAAGTAGTTCAAAAGAACTAAATAGTAGTTGCTTTAGATGATAGCTTAAAGTATAATTAGTAAAGTGTTCAAAAGGCACTTAAGTAGTAAAAAGACCTATTTGGGTCATAATAGATAATCTTAAAAGAGAGTAAAGCATATGTCAGTATTAACAGGTTCAGTAGCATTCGCCAATTTAGACGCCCACGAAATGTATCAGGGTCAGAGCACTGGTAAGTACTCAATTGTACTCACATTAGACGCTAAGAACGCAGAAGCACTAGAAAGTGCAGGTGTCAAGCTACGTGAGTATGATGGTTCTAAGCAACGCAAATTCGCCAGCAAGTTTGAAGTGGATATTGTAGACCTAGATGGTGAACCATGTAAGGCACGTATCACACGAGGCTCTACGGTACGCTTACAGTACACTTTAGGTCAAGAGCACCCAGTACATGGCATTACGCCTTACTTGGATAAGATTCGCGTCCTAGAGCTAGCCAGCGCCAGCGATGAAGACTTCTAGTCTAAGGTGCCTTAAGTCAAACCCTAGCCTTACTATTCCCCAGTAGGCTAGGGCCCTCACACAAGCTTACAGGAGCTCTCAGGCATGGCTAGTAAAGAGTACGAAGAAAATCATTTAGTCAGTAAGGGCCCTTGCAGTGAATGTGGGGCATGGAAGGCTAAAGCAACTTATTCCGATGGTCATAGTATATGCTATGCTTGTGATCACTATACTCATAGCACAGGTGCCTTGAGCCAACAAAGAACACTCAAGGCGAGGCCATTAGAAATGACAGGAACAATAAGCGCAATACAAGACCGTAGAATTAGTCAGGACGTAGCCAAGCGGTATGGGGTTACAGTAGAGCATAATCAAGATGGAACCATAAGTAAGCATCACTACCCATACTATAACCAAGCTGGTAATGAGGTAGTAGGCACCAAGGTACGTATGGTGGCAGATAAACAATTCTATGCCACAGGTGATATGGCAACGTCAGGTCTATTCGGCCAACAGGCCTTTAGGGAGGGAGGTAAATACATAACTATTACAGAGGGGGAGCTGGACGCTTTAGCAGTCAATGAGATGTTTGACGGTAAGTGGCCAGCGGTAAGTATCAAAGGCAGCTCTAGTGCTGTAAAAGATATTAAGAATAGCTTGCAATGGCTTGAGACCTTTGATAATATAGTCATATGTTTTGATAACGATGAAGCAGGCAACAAAGCAGCACAAGCCGTTCTAAGCCTATTTAGCCCACGTAAGGCTAAGGTATGCACCTTGACCATGAACGATGCTAGCGACATGCTAAGGGCTAATAAAGTACGTGAGTTCACCAAGTGCTGGTGGGATGCTAAAGCTTATAAACCTGAGGGTGTAGTCAGTTTTGGTGACGAGGGTGTGTGGGACAAGTTTGTTAAACGCGGTACAGAGGAGGTCATACCATTCCCAAGCTGCTTTGATTCTTTAAACAAGATGATGAATGGCGGCATAGCGGCTGGTGAGCTGACTGTAATTGGTGCCTTGACAAGTATTGGTAAGTCTACTATGGTATCTAACCTAGTAACAGGATTCAGTGAAGAGAGCGACAAAACAACAGGTTGTATCTTCCTAGAGGCTGACATAGGTGAGACAGTAGAGAATCTAGTGGCGGTTAAGGCTGGTATCAACATCAGCAACATACCACACGAAATGAGAGACTACACTGGACTTAAGACAGTTTACCAAGGCATGGTAGACAAAGGCAACTTACACCTACTTGACCACCAAGGTTCGTTGGATAGTGAAGAGTTGTTTGCTAAGATTCAATATATGATTAAAGGTCTGGAGTGTGATATAATTATTATTGACCCACTACAGGCCGGAGTAAAGAGTAACGAGAATAGCGCCATTGACGACTTCATGGATAGATGTTTGAAGCTTATTAAGAACACTGGAGTGAGTATGATTTTAGTGTCACATATGAAGAAACCACCTCACGGGCAAAGTGCTCATAACGTGGATGAATATGATCTTAAAGGCTCTAGCTCAATCAACCAGATAGCTTTTAATACTATTCTACTGTCGAGAGACAAAATGACGGATGACGAATACGCACGTAACTGTACTCAGGTGCAACTAGTTAAGTGTAGACGTACAGGACGTACAGGTGTAGCGGGGTGGTTGTTCTATGAGAATAACACATCACGCCTAGTAGCTACACAGGCACCTGAAATTAAAGCAGCTAACGCACATGAGGATTTTTAATTATGTTATCAGAGAGTTTGACAGTACTAGGTTTAACTGCTATACTAATTGGGTACTTTTGGCATGATTAGCGCGGCGGTGTTGTGTTTAGCGATGAATATCTACCACGAGGCACGGGGAGAGCCTTTAGCAGGACAGATAGCAGTAGCACATAGCGTGTTGAATCGCATGGCAGACCTTAGATATCCTTCTACAGTCTGCGGTGTAGTGAAACAAGCTAAGTACCACGGATGGGATTTGGAGACACCGATAAGAAACCAATGTCAATATAGCTGGTTCTGTGATGGTAAGTCTGATAACCCACAAGATGGTAAAGCAATGCTTGAGTCTGCTATACTGGCACAGTACATACTTACTGGTAACTCGTTAGATATTACCGAAAATGCAACGCACTATCACGCTGATTACGTTCATCCATACTGGGCTGATCATATGACGATTACAGTTAAAATAGGTTCACACATATACTATAGGTAACACATGGCTAGATTGATATTTGATATAGAGACTAATGGGCTTAACCCAAGTAAGGTGTGGGTCATTGTCACTAAGGATATTGATTCTGGCACTGTAGAGACCTACGTAGAAGGGGAGTGGCCTGCCTTCAACCTAGCAATAAAGAATGCAGAAGAGGTGATAGGACATAACATAATGGGATATGACATCCCAGTGTGCGAGAGGCTACTTAAGACAGACTTTAGCAACTGTCAGATTACAGACACTTTGGTTATGTCTAGGCTAGCTAACCCACAAAGGGACGCACATTCACTAGCATATTGGGGAGAACAACTTGGGTATCCGAAAGGGGATTACAACGATTGGTCGCAGTATACGCCAGAGATGGTTGAATATTGTAAGCAAGACGTTAACGTTAATGAACAAGTGTACAAACGATTGCTTATCGAGCTTGATAGTTTTGGAAGCGAAAGCATCGTACTTGAGCACGAAGTCCAACGAATCATACAAAAACAAATAAGAAACGGGTGGCTTTTGGATGTCCCAAAGGCTAGAGACCTCGTAGCACAACTAAAGGAAAAATCATATGACCTTGAAGAAATTGTCCAACAAGTTTTTCTTCCTCTACCTACGTACATTAAGGAGATTGTTCCCAAGCTTAAGAAAGACGGCACGACAAGCATCGTCGGCCTCAAGTTCCTCGGTGAAAGATGGGGAGAAGTAAGTGGCCCTTTTTCTCGCATTGATTGGCCTGTTTTTAACCTTGGTTCTAGGCAACAAATAGGACGTTACTTAAAGCACTTTGGGTGGAAGCCTAAGGACTTCACTGAGACTGGACACGCTATAGTATCTGAGGATATTCTAAAGAATGTCAAGGGTATACCAGAGGCGAGTCTTATAGCTTCATATCTCCTCGTAGGTAAGCGTATAGCTCAGGTACGTAGTTGGCTAGAGTCGATAGATGAGACGACAGAACGTGTACATGGTTATGTCAACACTAATGGTGCTGTAACTGGACGCATGACACACAGTAAGCCTAATTTAGCACAGGTGCCCAGCTCTAATAGCTTATACGGGCCTGAATGCAGAGCTTGCTGGATTGTCGCTAAGCGTAACAAGTTGGTTGGTATCGACGCTTCTGGCCTTGAGCTTAGAATGTTAGCCCACTACATGAATGACCCTGCGTATACAAATGAGATACTCAGTGGTGATATTCACACAGCTAACATGAAGGCTGCTGGATTAGCAAATCGTAATTTAGCGAAGACTTTCATATACGCTTATTTGTACGGCGCAGGTGACGAGAAGATAGGTAGCATAGCAGGAGGTGGTCGTAAGAAAGGAAAGCAACTTAAAGAAAGCTTCCTCAAAGCTACACCAGCACTAGCTACACTCAAGGATAACGTAGCAGCATCAGCAGGTAAGGGCTTCATCACAGCCTTAGATGGGCGTAAGGTGTTTATCAGGTCAGAACACGCAGCGCTTAACTCACTGTTGCAATCTGCTGGCGCGTTAGTTATGAAACAAGCCTTGGTTATCTTAGATAAGTACGCTAAAATGTACAACTTAGATTATAAGTTCGTAGGTAATGTACATGATGAATTTCAAGTAGAGGTTAGAGAGGAGCAAGCAGAACGGTTTGGTGCTTTAGCGGCTAGCTGTATAGAGGCCGCAGGTATTCACTTCAAGCTTAGATGTCCTTTGGCTGGTGAGTACAACGTAGGTAACAACTGGGCTGAGACTCACTAAGCTCAAGGAGAAGTATGGATATTAAGAATTGTAACATTTGCTTACATGATAAGGTAGTTTCTGCCTTTCACCGTAACAAAAATGAATGTAAGAAGTGTAAGTCTAAGAAGGATGCAAAACGTAGAGCTAAAACTACCCTAGCTTTGTTTGAGTATAAAGGAGGTCGTTGTGAGCATTGCTGGGTACGCAACATAGCACACTTAGAGATCTATGAATACCACCATAAAGACCCAGAGGCTAAGCTGATGAATGTCGGTGCTAGCATATTCGTAGGTAAGACAGCATTGTATGAAGAGGCAGATAAGTGCTTGCTTTTGTGTGCTAACTGTCATAAGATAGAGCATGCTCGCATTAACACGGAGAAACGTAATGAAAATTAAACCAAGTGGAGGTAAGCCGTTTGACATCTGCTTCGTTGATGCTGATAGTCTTATCTATCGTATAGCACTCAAGTCAGACATAAGCTTATCTACTGCTACTAAGTACTATGATAAAGCTATTGAGGATATTGAGTGGGCTACGGTAGCTAAGGAGACCAAGGTAGCGCTCAAGGGAATGGGTAACTTTCGTTATGACATAGCAGAAGATTATAAAGGCAGTCGAAGTGTTAAGCCAGTAGATGAAGTATTGATGGAGAGGCGTAAAGATCTCAATGAGTATGCTTATAGCCTAGGCCATTTCAAGTCAGACAACTGTGAAGCTGATGATGTAGTATCTATATGGGCTCAGGAAGCTTTAGATGCTGGTGTTAACTTTGTCATAGCACATATAGATAAAGACATTGACATGGTAGAGGGTTGGCATTACAACTTCACCAAAGAAACTTTATACTACATTGATGCTGAGATAGGGTGGTATAAAATGTGTGTTCAGATGCTGACAGGTGACTCAACGGACAACATACAAGGTCTTAAAGGAATAGGCCCAAAGAAAGCTGAAAAGTTGTTGACTGATGTGCCTCAAGATGGTATGATAGCTGCAGTTAAAGAAGCGTGGAAAGAACACCATCCTGAGGATTGGGAGTCTAGGTTGGAAGTGTGTTGGAACTTGTTATACATGAGGCGTAACTGGAATAGCTTTCACCGGCTTACTATAGAGGAGGAGCTACTTAATGCCTAAGTTTAGATCAGGGTTAGAGAGCGCTTTCAGCGATGCTGTAGGTACCGAGGACTTTCTCTATGAACCTTACCGCTTACCTTATATCATCCGCAAGAAATATGTGCCTGACTTCATTGACACACGTACAGGAGCTATGATAGAGTGTAAGGGGTTCTTTAGGGTAGGGGATACACAGAAGTACAAGGCTATACGTGACGAGATTGACAGGCCACTTATCTTTGTGTTCACTGACTCGCGTAAGAAGCTACGTAAAGGTTCTAAGATGAACCTAGGGGAGTGGTGTGAAAAAGAAGGTATGGCCCACTTTACTATGAAAACAGTTGATAAACTACTGGAGCATTTAAAATGTCTGGCACCTTTGAAGAAATAAGAGAACAGATACTAAACAATTACGATGTTGACTTCTTATGTGAGCTGCTAGGGATTACAAGTGAATCGTTAGTGGATCGTTACGAAGATATGATAATGAAAAACCTAACCTTATTCGAGGAGGACAAAAGCGATGACGAATAGAACTTCAGATAGTCAAGTAGGCGGCAGTCATTATAAAGACATGCTTATTCAACCTTTAGAATATATCATTGCAAATAAGCTTTCCTTTTGTGAAGGTAATGTGGTAAAGTACGTTTCTCGCTGGAAGAACAAGAACGGTATTGAAGACTTACGTAAAGCACGACACTTTCTTGATATGTTAATAGAGCAAGAAATAGACGGGAATAAGTAATATGACTGCATTGATTCAAATGCTTAAAGTACATGAGGGCGTAGAAACACACGCCTATCGTGACACAGTAGGTAAGATGACTATTGGTGTAGGTAGGAATATTGACGCTGCCGATGGTCTTGGTCTGTCTATGCGAGAGATTGAGTATTTATTGGCTAATGACATTGAACGTGTAGAGCAGGAGTTAGTAGGCGCACTACCTTGGACAGTAGATCTAATAGTTATCGACTGTCCACGCTTTGATGCTTTGGTAGACTTATGCTTCAACTT